ACAAGAGTGCTGCTGAGCTTGTACAAATGCACCAAGAGGCTGAGCGTATGCTTGGTCGTCAGAGTGGTGAGGTGGGTGAACTACGTAAGGTTGTCGATGAATTTGTAATGTCGCAATCCTCAACTAAAGAACAACCTGTAGACGAGGAGATTGATTACTTTTCTGATCCTGAAAAGGCAATACAGAAAGCAATAGATAACCACCCTGCTGTCCGAGAAGCTCAAAGAACTTCTACGGATATGAAGAAGTCAAGCGCACAAGCAATGCTCAAGGATAAACACCCTGACATGGCTGAAGTACTGCAAGACTCTGCTTTTGTTAGTTGGGTTGGTGAAAGTTCGTTTAGGACTAAACTGTTGCAACAAGCTGATCGAAACTTTGATTATGAAGCAGCTGACGAGATATTCAGTCTGTGGAAAGATCGTAAAGCATTGATTGGTCAAACTGTAAATGCTGAGAAGTCTAGTAGAAATGCTACCGTTAAGAGTGCATCTACTGGCGGCGCTTCAGGAACGCAAACGAACAGTAAGAAAATCTTTAGGCGTCAAGACATTATTAAACTAATGAAAAACGACCCTGACAGATATTCAGCATTGTCTGATGAGATAATGGTAGCGTATCAAGAGGGGCGCGTCAAATGATTAAATAACTAAGGAAGAAATAAGATGACTAATTCAGTATATCCACTGCAAGGCGGTGTTGTAAATAACACCAAAGCAGCAACATTTATTCCAGAGATTTGGAGTGATGAGGTACGTGCAGCGTATGAGAAGAGCCTCGTACTTGCTAACCTAGTAAAGAAGATGGGCATGACAGGCAAGAAAGGCGATACTATCAATATCCCTGCTCCTGTTCGTGGCGAAGCTGTAGCTAAGACTTCAGGCACTGCTGTTAGTATCCAAGGCAACACTGAAGGCAACGTACCTGTACTCATTGACAAGCACTTCGAGTATTCACGTCTCATTGAAGACATTACTGAAGTACAGGCTTTGTCTAGCTTACGTCAGTTCTACACTGGTGACGCAGGTTATGCACTTGCTCGTCAAGTAGACACTGATCTACACGCACTTGCAAAAGACTTAGGTAACGCACAAAACTCTTACGTTAACACGGCTTCGTTCTATTGTGATGCGTCTACAGGTCTTACTGCTTATGCTACAGACACAGTTACAACAGCAGATGTCTTTACTGATGTTTGTTTCCGTGACTTGATTCAAAAGATGGACGATGCAGACGTTCCTTTTGATAACCGTTGCTTTGTAATACCTCCTTCATTGCGTAATGCAATTATGGGTGTTGAGCGCTATGTTTCTTCTGACTTTGTTAGCGGAAAGCCTGTAGAGAATGGCAAGATTGGTAACCTGTACGGCATTGACGTATTTGTATCTACCAACTGCGCTGTTTCTGAAACAGCAAGTGACAACACAGCGGGTGGCGAACTCAAAGCTGCATTGCTCCTCCACAAAGACACGTTCGTGTTAGCGGAGCAGATGGGTGTTCGTTCGCAGACGCAGTACAAGCAAGAGTGGCTTGCCAACTTGTATACTGCCGATCAGCTGTACGGTGTGAAAGCACTCCGTCCTGATTCTGCATTCATCATGAACGTAAATGCCTAAATAGGAGTTGGGGAGGCAGTTCTTCGGAGCTGTCTCTCCTTTTCTTTATGAGTAAAAAAGACCCCAGAATAACCAAATTAGGTGTGAGTGGGTATAATAAACCCAAAAAGACACCAAAGCATCCTACTAAAAGCCATGTAGTGTTAGCCAAGTGCGATGACGGTTCAGTTAAAACTATACGTTTTGGACAACAAGGCGTTAGTGGTGCAGGCAGTAAGCCTACCACAACAAAAGACAAGAACAGACAGAAATCCTTTAAAGCGAGACACGCTAAAAACATTGCTAAAGGCAAATGCTCTGCTGCTTATTGGGCAGACAAAGTTAAATGGTAACTAACAGGACATAGACATGACAGTCATAGTAACCAAGAACAGCTCTACCGCTTCAGCCGTACCAAATACGAGTGACTTGGTTAAAGGCGAGCTTGCGGTCAACGTAACTGACAAGCGTATATTCACAGAGAACGCCTCTACACAGATTGTAGAGTTGGGTACTAATCCCTCTACCATTACAACCACTACTGCGACTGTATCAGGTACTCTAACAGCCAACGGCACGTTTGCATCTAGCAACGCAGTCGTCACAGGCGGCACAATCAACTCTACGCCCATTGGCGCTACAACCGCATCAACAGTACGAGGTAGCACAGTAACGGCCACCACGGGCTTTGTAGGCGGTCTGACGGGCAATGTAGTCGGTAACGTCACAGGAAACGTCACTGGTAATATTACAGGCGTTGTTACAGGTAATGTAACTGGCAACGTAACAGGTGATGTCACTGGTAATATAACCGCATCATCAGGCACTTCTACGTTCACTAACGTCACTATTAATGGTGGCTTAGACATGAATGCGGGAACATCCGCAACCATCACCAACCTCGCGTCTCCTACTAACACTAATGACGCAGCTACTAAAGGTTATGTAGATACAGCAGATGCCACCAAGTTAAACCTATCTGGCGGCACTATGTCAGGTGCTATTGCTATGGGTGCGGCTAAGATTACAGGTCTAGCCGATCCTACCGCAGCGCAAGACGCAGCAACTAAAATATATGTAGACAACTCTGTACAAGGATTGGACGCGAAGGCATCGTGTCGTGCAGGTACTACAACCAACATCACTCTAAGTGGCGCACAAACCATAGACGGTGTGTCTGTTATAGCGGGTGATCGAGTCCTAGTTAAAGATCAAACTAGCGCAGCAGAGAATGGAATATACGTTGCAGCAGCTAGTGGATGGGCGCGTTCCGCAGACGCAAATACTTGGGACGAGTTAGTCAATGCTTATAGCTTTGTAGAAGACGGTACAGCTAACGCAAACAACGGCTTCGTAGCTTCTATAGTGGCAGGTGGTACGTTAGGTAGCACAGCAGTTACTTGGGTTCAGTTCTCAGGAGCGGGTCAGGTTATTGCGGGTGCAGGTATGACCAAATCAGGCAACACGCTTGATGTCGGTACTGCCGCTGCTTCGCGAATAGTAGTGAATGCAGATAACATAGACCTAGCAACAAGCGGTGTTACAGCAGCTACATACAGGTCGGTGACTACAGATGCTTATGGTCGTATCACAGGCGGTACTAATCCTACTACTGTTAGTGGTTACGGATTAACAGATGTCTTTACTAAGACAGAAATCAACACATCCCTCGCGACTAAGCTAAACCTGACAGGCGGTACAATGTCTGGCGCGATAGCGATGGGGACTAACAAGATCACAGGAGCAGGTGACCCTACTGCTGCTCAAGACGTAGCCACGAAAGCCTATACAGACTCGATACTAGGCAGTGCTACCTCGGCAGCTACATCAGCCGCAGCAGCAGCGACGTCAGCGTCTAACGCTTCTACTTCTGCTAGTGGCGCAGCTACTTCTGCTACAAACGCAGGTAACTCAGCTACAGCAGCAGCTAGTTCGGCTAGTTCGGCAGCTTCATTATACGATCAATTTGATGACCGTTATCTCGGTAGCAAGTCGTCTAACCCAACTGTTGATAATGACGGTAATGCTCTTTTAACAGGCGCTTTGTACTACAACACTACTGTGCCTGAAATGCGTGTTTACACGAGCAGCGCTTGGCAACAAGTTGCTCCGGTCACGACAAACAACTTCAACATCAATAATGCTGATGGCGGTTTTGCCAACAGTACCTATACCGCACCACAAACCATCAATGGAGGTACAGCTTAATGGCTGATCTAATACAAATTAGGCGCGACACTGCCTCTAACTGGACTTCTGCCAACACTGTCTTGGCTCAAGGTGAGCTAGGCGCAGAAACAGACACAAGTAAAATTAAGATTGGTGACGGTTCTACCGTTTGGAATAGTCTTGGTTACTTGATTGATGCAGGTGGCTACATTACCGCAACTAGCACCAATACTTTAAGCAATAAAACTTTAGCTGCTACCACATTATCTGGTCAGTTAACTGGAGCAGATCAAACTGTTTCAGCGATTAACTTAAAAGACTATGGCGAGATTACAAACGCACTAGGAAACACTACAGGTGCTAAGACGATTGATCTAACAGCAGGTAACTCAGTCACAGCAACCACAACTGGTGCTACTACTTGGACGTTCTCTAATCCGACTGCGAGTGATGAGCTTTGCAGTTTTAGTCTTAAGTTAGTCAACGGCGGCTCGGCAGCACAAAACTGGCCTTCATCGGTTGATTGGCCTTCCGCTACTGCTCCTACACTCACCACATCTGGTACTGACGTTCTCGTCTTTATTACCTGTGACGGTGGTACTATTTGGTATGGCTTTGTTGCCGGACTCGCTCTAGCGTAGAGGATTTAAAATGCCAAGTAATAAGAAATTACTTCAAGCAGCAGCCGGAAGCGCAGGTGGTGACCCTCTGTATGCCGAGGATGTCTTCTCGACTTATTTGTATGATGGAAATGGTTCGACAAATGTCATCACTAACGGTATTGATTTAGCGGGTGAAGGCGGCTTAGTTTGGGGTAAAAGCCGAGACAATGCTTTTGGTCATATGTTAATAGATACAGTAAGAGGAGGAGACAAAGGTTTAGTTTCTAATGCAACCAGTGCAGAGTATGACAACAACACAATGATTACGTCTTTTAACTCTAATGGTTTCACTCTTGGTTCATATTTAGGGCTTAATTACAACGGCGATGACGTTGCCTCATGGACATTCCGCAAGGCTGAGAAATTCTTTGATGTTGTGACTTGGACGGGAAATTCTACTGCGGGTAGGCAAATTTCGCACTCGCTTGGCAGCACACCGGGATTTATTATCACGAAGCGCACAGACGGTGCTGATAACTGGAAGTCTTATCACGTTGGCAACCCATCTCCTGCTGAAGATCATGTAATTGAGCTAGATAATACAAACGCAGCAGGTAATGAATCTATATGGAATGATACTGCCCCAACATCTACTAATTTTACGGTTTCAGCGGGAGGAGCAATTAACGGAAACGGTATGACCTACGTAGCCTACCTATTCGCCTCAGACGCAGGAGGCTTTGGAGACGATGGCAGCGAGAGTATTATTAAGTGTGGGAGTTTTACTACTGACGGTTCCTCTGATGCTCCTCTGCAAAATATAGGATTTGAACCACAATGGATAATGACTAAGAGTGCAACTGGGACGGCTGATTGGTACATAACCGATTCAATGAGAGATATGAGCGTAAGCTCTTCACGTTACTTAATCCCTAATAGCAGTAGTGCCGAAACGCTTAATGCTCCTTTTGCTGTGTGGGTTCCTCATGCACAAGGCTTTTCGATAGATGGTCTTGGAACTGCGGGTGAGACACACATCTACATAGCCATACGCCGCCCAATGAAGACTCCTGAGTCTGGGACTGAGGTTTTTGCTCTACAAAATCCGGGCTATCCTTTAGGAAGTAATGGCTTGGCTTTTACGAGCGGCTTTCCAGTTGATTGGGCATTATCAAAAGAAGTTAGTGCCACAGACGATTGGTTGGCAATGTCAAGATTGCAAGGCGCAGGCAACCGTTTAAGGACTAATACAAGCGCCGCAGAATCGGGTGGCATTTCTTCTGGAACTTTTGACCATATGACAGGGTGGTATAAAACCACTTCAGCAAATATGTCGTGGATGTTCAAACGCGCCAGAGGCTTCATGGATGTGGTAGTCCCAACCGCCACACAATCTTTAGCTAACCCCGCTACTGAACATAATCTTGGCGTTGTTCCTGAGTTGATGATTAGTAAGTCACGAAATAATACTTCGAGTTGGTTTGTTTATCACTCAGCTTTAGGACTAACCAAATATTTAGCTTTAGAATCTACAAACGCCTACCAAAGCTATAATGTTTTTGGGACAACATTAACGTCAACTCAGTTTCAGTATTACTCTCAGACAAGCGGTGAATCTATTGTTAATTACCTATTCGCCACACTAGCAGGAGTAAGTAAAGTAGGCAGTTACACAGGCACAGGTTCTGACTTAAACGTAGACTGTGGATTTAGTGCAGGTGCTAGATGGGTAATGATTAAGCGTTCTGATATTTCTGACGGTGTTGCCAATGCAGGCGATTGGTACGTTTGGGATAGCGTGAGAGGAATCGTAGCAGGTAACGATCCGTATATACTCTTAAACTCTGCGGCCGCTCAAGTCACTAACACCGACTACATTGACCCGCTGTCTAGCGGATTTACAGTAACAAGTTCTGCTCCTAATTCTCTTAATAAGAGTGGCGGCACTTACATATTTTTAGCAATAGCATAAGGAAAGTATTATGGAATATCGTATTCAATCAACTGGCGAAGTCAAAACTCAAGGCGAAGTCAGAAGAATGCACAGCAACACATCACTGCCACGAGTTTGGGACGCAGACACTTGCGCGTTCTTAGGCATAGATCCTGTACTCGCAGCTCCTAAGCCTGAGCCAAGCGCAGCCTACAAACAAGTAGGTCGTAACGGTGCGGTTCAGGACGCAAACGGTAACTGGGTAGAGGCTTACATTGAGACAGATATGTTTGCCGACACCACAGAAGATGGCGTTACTACTACTAAGGCAGAGCATGAGACGGCTTATCAGTCAAGGCTCGATGCTGATGCTGCTAAGTCTGTACGCACACAACGTGATGCCAAGCTAGCCGAGACTGATTGGATGGTTATCAAGTCTGCCGAAACTAGCGTAGCATTAGCAACAGAATGGGCTGCTTATCGTCAAGCTCTTCGCGATATTACAGGTCAAGAAGGCTTTCCTAACGAAGTTACATGGCCTGTAGAACCTTAGCAGTTTAAAAAGGTAGTTAAAAAATGGAAGACCGTTTAAGCAGAGTAGAAAAGAAGATTGACACATTACAAGAAGCTATCGTGTCCTTAGCGCGTGTTGAAGAAAGACTTGTCACTGTGTTTAATAGGCAGTCACATATTGAGACTAAAGTAGACG